CCGGGAACCCCCAACAGATCATGACCACCTTCCGCTGTCTGCATTAGGTTGCGCTTCACATCAAACCCGGTGTGATCCTTGATGATGTTCGCCACCTCGCGCTCAAATGATTTACCTTTGGCCCTTCCATTGGTCATCAGCTTCTCCGAATATAAAAATCGTTTGGCTGTACAGCGCCAGATGTGACCTCAAGAATCACGCTCATATACTTAGGCTTAGGTATCATAAAGTCATCATCATCCATGTCGAGACACCACCGCCTCACAACGGATGCATGTGATGCCCCTATCAAACTTGCGAGCGATCGATACGAATGCCCCTTATTTTTTCGCCACTGATTTAATGTCATGCTGTGCCACCCTGTTTCACTCTGCGTCATGATTTCGACACACTCAATTTATTGTTGACATGTTACGTCACAATGACTACCGTGACCAAGTGTTTTAATACAGTTGTATGTAAAAGGATTGGTTGATTGGACGGTACGTACCGATCGCAGATGCGCGCAGTGGTTGCGGCCTTGAATGCGCATCAGGATTCGATGGTGACAGTGCCAGAGATCAAGCAGAGTTTCTACTACTACGGCGGCAAGCATAACTTTGCCAAGTTCTTTGATATGGCACTAGATAAGTTTTCTGGACACGTCAAAGTAATTTACCACAGAGTGCCGGGTTCCTATACAGAAGTGTATGTACACGTACAAAAACAAATCATAAGTAACATATGAGGTAGTTATGGATATTCCTGAATGGGCGCGTAGGCACAGTTACCTATGGCACTCAAACATGAAGAACAAATGCCGGGCCAAAGTGTTCTTCGATAAATGCATTGTCAGGCCCAAAGTGCGCAAGGCATGGGAAGTTATCAAGAACCCAGACACCAATCCTGAAGACATGGAGAAAGCATGGGCTGTTATCTATCGTCTTGATGGTGGCCACAACGGCTCAGATAACGCGAACATGCTGTGCGGTAGGCTTACTCAGTCAGCGTGTGATGCAATCCTGCTAGAGGGCAAGGAACCCGCGGAGGTGATCGCCAACACCCATGCTCAGTACATGAAGTATGTTCCGCGCAACTGGGATGGCGGCATCGATGCGGCTAAGTGGACTCAGTATGAGACCGAACTAGCTGATGTCATTACGAACGCTGTGAATGGTTTGCGAGAAGTGATGGCGGGTAGCCCAATCTTTGGAGAGACTGAGCTTTATGGTGCGCTCCAAGGCAATGCGTTAGGTCATAAAAACTTGCCTGACTATGCGGGTGTCGGTGACTTAAAAACAAAATGGTCAACACGCAACAGCCGTAGCAAGACCGGGTTCGCCACCAACAATTTGCCCAAAGACCTGAGTGGACGGTTCGATATTGCCAACGTGCATCAAGTTGCGGGTGGATGGGCAATCAATGGCAAGCGCCCGGTATGGTTGCTGTATGCCAACAAGAGCGACTACCGCATCCTCACGCAGGACAACTGTGATCAACTGAAACCTGAGTATCTGGAAGAGGTTGTGAAGCAGATACGCCTAACAAATCTCATTACGGAGAATCAATTGAAAGCCGCGAGAACGACAGACGAATTGCTAGGCTTGGTCTATCCCGACTGGGATAACCTTGGTTGGCAGATGCCTGATGGTTACGTCGGTGAAGCTAAATCAATTTGGAGTATTTGATATGCCAGCAAAAAACTGGAAAGAAGTCATGGACAAGGTGCAGGAGTTGCATGAGTCACATGGCATTGTGCAACGTGGCGGCAAAAAGTACACGCAAGTAGTTCACCGCATGGAAGCGTTGCGTGAGTTTTACGGAATTAGTCTCGGGGTATCGACTGAGGTATTGATCGATGACGGTCAGCGCGTCGTCATGAAGGCGACAGTCCACACAAACGATCAGCCACCCATTGTGCTTGGCACGGGCCACGCTGAAGAGATTCGCGGACAGGGTAATGTCAACAAGACTAGTGCGCTTGAGAACTGCGAGACATCCGCTATCGGTAGGGCGCTTGCATGTATCGGCCTAAGTGGTGGAGAGTTTGCTAGCGCCAATGAGATGGACGGCGTCGATCGCAAGGAACAGGCTATAGCATCAGCGCCAAAAGCAAAGCCTAAGCCTGTTGCATCAGCGCCAACTGACATAAGAACAGGAGCCGAAATAGCTGAAAGCTATATAAAGCAAATCGATGAGAAGCACAGCGAGCCTGAACTCATGGGGTGGATACAGGCTAATGAACCCGCACTTGAAGCGTTCTCTAAATCAGACCCCGCTAACAATAAGGTTGTGGAAGATGCCGTTAAGAAGAGGCTTTCGCAGATCGCTGACTCCGCAGGAAAAGGAGAGGTTCCGAGTGATGGTGGGACATCAACCCCGAACGATGACCCAACCCCTGCCCCAGACCCAAACGTCGAGGATGAAATACCGTTCTAATAGAGGAGAACACACAATGCCAAGAGCGCAAATATCAAAAGCTACTGTAAAGCTAAAGAAAGACATGCCAGCAAACTCTGATTATCAGATTCAATGCTGGCTTGAGATTGACAACGGATGGGATGAGGCCCAAGGGAGACGAAATCCTATGACGCCACAGCAACAGGCTGTCGTTGATCAGGTACACAAGGTGCTACTTGATAGCGGCATTAAGTTGCAGATGACCATCAAAGAGAGAGTAGGTCAGGACGTTAAGTCGTTCCCGGCTACGTGCTACGCGGATTTGTTTGTCAACCAGATGGACACGCCGCAAGAGCAACCACAACAACAGCCACAGCAAGGGGGGAACAGTGGGTCAGGTTGGGGAAGCTTTACGTCGTAGCTTGTACCAGTGGTGGGTGTCCAATCGCATGGACATCCAACGCATGGACAAAGAAAAAACAAAATCAAAACCATCTGTCTGGCTCAAAGAGCCATACAGACTAAGAGGTAGGTAGTATGAAAATGATTACAGCAATATTTGTATGTACCCTGATTGGCGGATGCAGTGCATTCTCAACAGGTCAGAATATTCCACAGCAAACATTCACGCTTGAAGAAGAGATGTACGTCATGTCCCGGCATGAGACTATCGACGCCATCAAAGAGTGTGAGACATCAGGACTCAGAGCCGTACCCATCTGGGGAAAGCGTAAGATCAATGGCGCGACATCTTCGATCGTCGTCGATGTTACATGCGCGCCAAAGTGGATGCGCTAGGCCTTGTTCCGGTTGCTGATTGCTCTGGCCTTTGCTTTCGCATCAGCCTTGCTTGAAGCACCCCACGCCCGGAGAGACAAGAGAAGCCGTGTTGGCTTGCCACTTGAGTCTTTCTCCGGGCCTTTCATGTTACCCATGCGCGCCAAAAAACTAGCGCGCCGCGGGTTGTCACCGCTCTTCACGGGTGGCTTCAGCGTCCCGCCCTTATAAGATGCCCGGCCTTTAGCATTCAACCCGCCTTTGGGATTCTTGCCTTCTTTGCGCGTCCAAGCTGGTGACTTAGCCATGACTAAGACCTGCGCAACTTCTTAAAGTCAGCGCCCGTAATCTTGTTCTTAGGGCTGGCGGCGCTCGCAATCTTCTGCTGACCGGAAGACATCTTCTTTGTTCTCTTACCAGTCATGAGCGTTTTCTTTGAACCACTGCCGTACATATCACACCTCCAAAGTGTTTTCTATCATTGCCTTAGCAAGCCTATGCGAACGCTGACCGACTTGATCAGCCCATCTGGAATCCAACATCTGCGCGGCGGCTTCCTCCCAATCTTGTTCCTGCATCGCATTAATGGCGTTTTTAAAGTTGAGAAAGCGACTGATACCGAGGTTAAACACCATGTCCACTACGACTCTCTGTCGTACCTCGCTCAGGTCTCTCCACCACGGGATCGCATTGTCCAGTTCTTTCCCCACTCTCAGGATATCGTTGTCTAGGAGGTAACGTGCTTCCTCTTCTGTGATGCCTAACTCTTCTACGTTTCGCCCTACGCCCAGCGTGACATATCCAGCACTGCATGTGTAGCTCTTTAACTCCAATGACTCATGTAGTATCAGTTGATCTTTCAGCTTATCTATGTCCATATCTTCATACCTCAAACCCGGTACTTCCTTGTCTTTGCCATGATTGATTTTGGTTGCGCGACAAACTGCTTGCCTTGCTTCTTGCCCGCCCGCTTTGCTCTAGTGGTGGCCGCATACTCTGCCGGGGTGAGCGCCTTGATTGCCGCTTCAGGGAGGTAACGCTCGCCAGTCTCACTCGACTTCTTGCCAGACTTGGTTCGCCATTTCTGTTGGCCCCACTTACGTAGCGACGATTGCGGCGCTCTCATGATGTGTAGCCTCCACCCTTGGCCTTGTACTGCTTGGCTAGCAACTGAGCCTTACGGGCTGACCACTTGCCCGCGGCTGTGCCGTGCGTGGCCCGGCCTAAGATCGATTTGTACATGCGCTTGCGCATCGTAGGCTTGGTGTAATTTCCCGCTTCATTAACCGCCATTACTTCTTCAACCCCTTCATTCCGCGCAAGCCAAAGCTAGCCGCTATGCTTGCGTACATTGCCCACTGGAACCAGTCAGGTGTGGTTGCCAGAACCTCGAAACCTCTCGTTACATACGGCTGTGTGTGGGGGATGAAGCACATTGTGATAATAGCTATGAAGCAAACAGTCCATGCCTCATCCTTCCAAGAGTCTTGCGAGGCTTGAGCCATGATCTTTTCCCAGCCAGCCTCATGCGTAGCGGCAACCTTCATGACTTCAGCTTCTGCTTTAGCGCGGGCCACCTTGACTTCAGATGCCGCCGCCTTCTCTTCGGCCTTGCCCTTGATCCAGTTACCAGCAACTTCGCCTATCATAGGCAAAAAAGCCTGTATCATTTGCTAGCTCCCTTTGCTTGATAGGCGCTCGCGCCAAAGAAGCTGGCAACCAAGGCAGACACGGCTATGAAATAAGTTCCTGCTATGTCAGCAATAAGCGTAGCCGCTTTATCAAGTCCAAGAAAGCTACATACAAAAATACCAGAGGGATACAGCAATAACCCCCAAAGCGACCACCACGCCATCCTCCTGATAGAATCTCTTTGTGCATCATCATCCAGCATCTTACGGCGGCGATCCTCCAGTTCAATAAGAGCAAGCTCATGCGGATCGATAACGCCATTGTTGTTCGTGTCATATTTCTCTAGCTCTGTCATGTACTGCCTCCGATCTGGTCAGTAGGGACACACACTACGTTGTAATTTATAAGAGGCTTGCCTATCTCTTGAACCAATGCCTCTCCCGCGTACAGACATCCTATATGTGTTGAGTGTACGCCTAATATTCTGAAATAAAAGGTCATGTCTGCTACGAATATTCCCATAAGAACCCAAGACATCACCGCCCTTTCATAGATATGATAGCCAGTAACAACCAAATTCCCAGACCCACGGTGAGACAGCCAACAAGTATAGCGCCAGTAACAATAAGTCCATCCTTGATGGCTTTTCTTTTAGCCAGTCTCTTAGCTTCCTCACGCTTCCTAGCCTTCTCCCGCATCTCTTTGCGGTTGCGCATGAAAGTCTCGTAGTCCTGAAGTAGGTTTGCCCGCCCGCCCCACACCATTAATTCCTTGATCCGTTTTTCTTCTTGAGCTATTTTTTCGAGCGCCCAAAACGCCTCATCGTCTCCGTTCTTTGCATCCTTTTCGAGTTCTTCTTTAGCATCACTGAGCTTGGTTAGGTCTTTGCCCAGACAACTCCCGACGCTCTTAATATCGTGAATATTTGTGCAGAGTTCGCGGATACTAGACACCGCCTCATTAGCGGCTTTGACCGCACTGATAGCCAGCCCGATCTCAGCGAACATCTAGGTCACCTTGACAAGAATCGTGACAAGCATTGCGATGATGCCCCCGGTTGCCGCAATCATTACGCCTTCGATACGCTTGATTCTGAGGATGGTTTCTTTCCAACGCTCACCGCAAACCGCCTCATGCGCGACAAGCTTTGTTTCAATGCTGTCGATGCGGAGATGCGCTGATGCTACGGTACGCTTGTCCATTGATATCCCTTACTGGCTTGGCTCTGTTGCTGAGACAGAGGTGATCGTGAAATCTGGTGCGGTGTAATTTCCTTCCGCATCATAGGCTCCATAGCCACGCAAGTATGCTTCTGACAAAGTTTCGTCATAGTTTGCAGAGTCATCATAGTCAGCTATAGGCATTTCAATATACCCATAATCTCCATCACTACGTGTTAAATATGCACAAGCTCGTTTAACAACACGATCCTCAAAAGATTCTTCAACTTTAAAATGTGACATATAAATACCTATGTAAAGTCAAATGTGACTGAGCCGCTTGTCGGCGTATCTTGATTGCCTTGAGATGTTAAATATTTTAAATGCGTTCCGTAATACGTATGAGTCCCCGAATACCCGGCAGTGTTATTCATCCAGTGTTGATTCCAGTTTGAAAGGTTACTACTGTCAGCAATATAGGTGCAGTCTGCTCTTAAAATGTACCCAGTATAAGTGGTTCCGCTAATGGTGCTTGTTCCCTCTAATTTAGTCCAACCGGCATTTCCGTTTGAGCCGTTTGCCCACAAGCTGAACCCTGTTCTTCCGGGGTTTCCGATTCCGCTTAATCCAGTCACTACGTCTGTGTTCAACAAAGCTTTATCGCCAGTTGCAGAACCCATATTAGCTGTGCTACCTGATGAATACTCAACACTAGCCATCCAGCCGTTATAGTTATAGTAACCATTGTTTCCGACTGTTATTACTGTTTGCGTTGCCGTTGCAGAAGCCGCAGGCCAGTTGGCTTCTGCGATTCTTCGGGATACTTCATCAAGGCTCCAAACACCAGTTGCAGTTATGTTTGTTGTGTACTGGTTATGCCCCAGATAGCTACCGTTTGATCTAAGCGTCATCGTATATCTCGAAATTACATACTGCGTGAATTGAGTTCGTTGCGCTTGCTAGAGCCGATAGACAATCGTACTCTTCTAGATAAATAGGCGAATCTTTTGTGACCACAACTAATGTGGTATTTGCAGGAATTGATACTTGATAAGCAATGTATCTTACAACACTGCCCGCATTGTTCAGAAAAACATTAGCTGTTTTTGTTCCTGACGAATAGTTACATAGGTATAAAGAAACTACTTTTACAGATTTATTAAGATACGGATTCCCACTTGTAGCTTTGCTACCCGCAATTTGTGTCTCGCTAGCGGTAAGTAAGAACGCGCTATTTTCTACTAAACAACTGGTTGTATTAATTAGATTCGGTTCTGCCATATCTACGTCCTATCCAAATAAGTTTGCAAAAACAAGAGCCTTGCCTTCACCGACTCCGCTACTGCCACTACCACCACCGCCAGAAATAGTAATGGTTTTTTCTGCACCGGAGCCTGTAGCTACTACCCCTGCCCCTGTAAAGTTTAAAGTTGTAGCGGCAGTGCTTAGTGCTGACCCCTCGTCCTTGATGGTAAGAGTGCTACCTGAAGTAACTGTTGTCCAACTTAACACGCCAGAGCCGTCAGTCGTTAAAGCTTGACCGCTTGTACCATCATCGTTTGGCAAGGTTAGCGTGTAGTTTGCAGAGGCGCTGTGCGGCGGGCCTTTGATTTTGACACCGTGAGAATTGTTTTCACAGTTAAGCTGAATCGTGCCGCTACCGTTTGTGCTATCGCCTTGGATTTCTATCCCATAATTTTTAGTAGATAGCGCGGATGTTCCGTAATGATAAAGAATAGCTTCACCAGTAGAGCCATCCGCTCTGAAGTAATCTGTTGCCCCCCCACTACCATCATCGCTCAAAATCCTAACGTCATTGTCATTATTGAAGTTAGTGATTTGAAGCTCACCGGTGTAATTTTGTATGCGAGAAGCTGATCCATTGTGACTTAGCCTGAGATCATTACCTGTACCGAGTCGTATAAAAACATCGTCGTCAGTGTCGATACCACCAGAGGTGTTGGTGAATGAAAGCTTACCCGTAACATCGTCATCAGCGTCACTACGAACAAAAGATGCGGCATGGAGGCTGTCCACAGTATCAGCGTTAGTGGTACTGCCTGTAGAAGTTTCCCGTGTAACAATAAACTCACACATATCTGCCTCAATAGAGGCATTCCCGTCTTCGTTTTCTGCGTAGTTAGCAATCTCCAGCGTATCGTTTGCGGTAAGGTACAACAACGTTTCGATTTTGTTATTAGAGAACTCTCCGTAACTTGATCCACGGTCATAGTCAAAAGTAGTTGTGCTGTCTATCGCTGTGCCATTCTTCTTTATAAACGCCCGGACAGTTGTTCGCTGACTACCAGTAGCGTTTTGATAGACCATGTTTGCGTAAACGCGATGCCATCCTGTTTCAAGGACAGTGATTACGCCACTGCTGTGAGAGAAAAAAGAACTATCGTTGTGCGACTCTAGATTAAAGTTGACAGTAAACTCATTGGATGGCCCTTCAACCATCGCTGTTGATTGATTTGTTTTTAAGTGACAAACCTTCAACTCATAATCTACTGCCGTTAATTTCGTAGCATCTACGGCAACTAGCTCGATAAAGTTGGTGTCAACTTCAGCATTAGTCAGGGGAGCGCCCTTATTGGTTACGCCAGTGCCAGTGGTCTCTCTAGTTTTGATAGCCATCTTAGCTCGCTCCCCTTCCTAGTTATGATGCCGTCAACGAAATCGTCCACTCGATCACAAGTGAGTCCGTCGATGTAAGCGTCACCGTTCCAAATTCCACGCGGCACAACATGTCGCCTCCTGAGGAATTATTAAAGATCGCGGCCTCGGTCAACGCTCCAGTAACGTCATTGGCCTCTAGGCTTGCCTTGTAGGTGATAGAGGTTCCAGTCGGCGTTGCAGGGAACCCGGAATCGAGAGCCTCTCTGTGTGTTTCGGTAATCAACGCAGTCCTGCCCGCGGCACTTGCTTGACCGGAGCCTGTCCCCACTGCTATGTGCGACATTACGCCAGCACTAGTTCCATGCATACGCCTAGCGATGAAATTGAGTCCATCATCAACAACTAGGTTGTTTACATCTCGCGTTTCTTTGACGTTGCCATTTTTGTCTTTGACGACAATTCCGACACGCCCCTTTAGTTTTAAAGTATCGTTTAGCATTACGCTATCTCCCTAGAATGTTTGGAATTGTCCAACATAGTCATCTGCAAAGTAAGTCATATCAACTGTATAACCTTGCGCTCTTATCGATCCTGCGTCAGAAGCTGAAGCAGAATTAGATAATCCTTTAGTTACAGATTTTACATCCGTATCCGTAACACTTCCAAGATTTGATAACACCTTGAAAACTTGTAAGGTTGAGTCATCTCCTATAGCCGCACCATTTACGTCATCAGTCGCAAACACAGTATCAGAAAACACTTTATCGATATCAAACGAATGCAAATCAGAAAGTGTCGCGCCGTCAGATATGTCTTTGCCTACATTAAGTGTATTGCTGTCGGCCATAGAGGATGAATCGGTTAGTGGCTTGGTGACATTTAACGACGCCGTTTCCGACACTGATGAAGAGTGCGTAAACACTTTTGACAGGTCAACAATAAAAGACTCTGCGACTGACAAGCCATCCTGCAACGGCTTGTTAATTTCAAACGCTGTTGTTTCGGAAAAGTTTGCCGTGAGATTGATACCCCTTGCTACAAAAAATGCGGTAGCGTCAGCAAAACTCGCGACGTTTGTTATACCTTTGCTAGCTGAAAGCTCTATAGATTCCGACACGGAACTTAAATTAGTAAGCACTTTGAAGACGCGCAGATTTGACTCATCTCCAGCCGCCGCGCCATTGACATCATCCGTTGCGTACACGTTATCAGAGATAACTTTGCCAACGCTAAATGCTTGTGAGTCTGCAAGAGACGCGGTGTTAAGCAATCCTTTAGCGGGAGCAAGCTTAATAGACTCTGCAACCTGAGAATCATCAGAAACATTTTTTTTCGGAGACAAGCTAATTTGATCTGAAGCAGATGATGCGTCGTCTAGTTCTTGAAACTCAAAAAACTTACCAAGTAAAGCTTTGGATTTGATTGAATTAGGAACTATAGTTGACACAAGCGCTTTGGTATTGTTGGTCATAACCAAAGATTGTTTAGCAATAGTTGCAACAAGTTTTTTGGTGGCGTTATTGGCTATTAGCGCTGTCGTAGCATTTTTAGCAAGGAGCCGTGTTGCTGTAACAGCTTTCTTTAAGCTCATGCAAAATCTTCTCGCAAAACAAACGGAATAATTTCATAGACCGTTTCTCTAGTCGAGTCGCTATATACAACCTCAACCTCTCCTTCGTAGTCGCTAGGATCAAGATCGAGATCGCCAGATGAAAAATTAAAAACTACCTCACCTTTTGTTGGATCAACTCCGGTAAACACGCCAGTCTTAGAAAACGTCAGTGTCTTGGAGTTAGCCGGGCGAAAGTGCAACTTAATAGTCGCCCCGGTAACATCTTGTGCTGTGCCGTCGTCGCGAGTAAGGGTGACTTTGATCTGAGGCTTGGTGTCACCCTGTACCAAATATATAACTTCGCTCATTCTGCGTACCCTTCAGCCATCTCTCTAAATCGATCAAGCAGTTGCCCTGCTTTGTCCCTTTCCTTCCACACAGCGCGTAGTTCTTCGTTTTCAGTCACGCCTAAATACTTCATGAACGCGGCATAGTAGAACTTGCGCTCCATCGCCTTGATTTGCTTCTTCTGTTGCTCTGGGCGGGAATACTTGAAGTAGCCGCCTTTCATCATGCGATCAAGGTATTTCTCAAAAGTTAGAGGAACCCCTGACGAATCTCTGCCGTACGGCACTCTGATCTCAATCTTGCCTTTGCCGGGAAACTCCATCCCCTGCTTGGCAAGCACAGCTACGTCAGCCGCTACATTCTTAGGCAACCTAAATCCATCGATAGTCTCAGGCATTTGAGTCAATGGCATTTTCAATTCCATTAACTTTTTCTGCACATCCGTCAACTCAGTACCACGGTTGATCCTGAACGGCATAATCATATTCCATGTAGCTTCTACCGGATTGACTCCGAACGGCGTTCTAGCTCGCTCATATGGCTTGCCAAATGGGTCAAGCAACCTGTAGTAGTCGCCTTCGGCCTCTTCTACCCAAGCAAAGTTTTTAACCTGACCAAGCCAAGTCTCCCTGTATTCTTTCGCAAAAGTATCAAGAGTCGAGTCTGAACTTTCCTTTACAACGCCGATAAGCTCGTACTGCATCCGAGGGAAACCTTTGTCGCCTCTAGCCAAGCCTCTAGCTTCTGCATCTGCGATCTGCTGTTCATGCATCGACTTAACATCCTGCTCTGTGTAATACGTTACGGCTGGAGCAACTCGCTTGATGGTTGGATCAATCTGCCCGGAGATATTTCTAAACACTGATACAAAAGGCAACGGCACTGGCCCGACAAAGTTTTGCAGTGGGCTTTTGTATATGTGGCTAAAGTCATCGTACTCGATCCCTTTAAACACACCAGCCATGCCCTCAAGGAACGGCACTTGAGTAAAGTACTGGAATGTAGCACCCAAGGATGCAATTAAAATATTTTGCCTAGCTTCTGGGTCATGGTAAGAGTTCATGCGATCAACTGTGTCAGCCGCAATACCGATGAACGCAGACACTGGCTCTAGCCCTTGATAGCCCACATATACTAAAGGCCCATTGGGTACACCGTTTTCGTCGTACACTGGAAGAGCATTGCCGTCGTCGCCAACAGGGAATCCCTCGCCTCGCATTACAAAACTGTACGGTTGCCATCCGGGAGGCAATGCTTTTCTAGCCTCTGCGTCTTTAGGCATCGCTCCAGTAATACGTCCCTCTTGAGCGTATCCACCAATGGTCATCATCAAACCAGTGCCTAGCGCCATGCGGCCCATTGCCCGCTGTTGAACCTTAGCGCCATTCTTGCCTAAAAGATTAGCTCGCACGTTAGAAGAAAACATCATGGCAACAGGATGCCCTTCTGCAAGAACCCTGATCGAGTTAGTAGGCACAGTGGCAAAAGGCAGAATGAATCGCCCGGCCCAGTGTTGCTGGATGCTACGGCTGACAGTTCCAATTACACCCGTGATATCAGATGTAAGGGTATTGTATTTGGCAAAATCAGCCGTTTGTTCTGACACAGAGCGGGGGTCTAGTAAGACCATCATGCCGTCATCCAAAGCCTCTTGGCTTGACTTGCCCATGTACTGACTGCGTCGAGCCTGACGATGTGCTTCTTCGTACAAAGCGCCCCGTGTAAAAATTGTTTTGAACGCATCATCAGTTGACCCAAGAACGTCTCCCGGAGCCGACATAATTCTTGCTAGAACGTCCATTACCGGGCCAGCAAACTTATCTGTTATACCTAATGCTTCTGCGCTCAACGGCCTTATCTGCTCTGGCTGTAGATCAAGCTTGCCGCCAACTAAAGATGACTGCTGTCCGGTCTTGAATGTTTCTCCCGCGACAAGGAACGCATCAATGAATGCTCTCCTATAGCCAAACCAGCGCGCTCTAATATCATCAAAGTACAGACCTTCTGGATCAGGTGTTCTGCCCATCAGCCTCTGTCCTGCGCGAACAGGAGCCATCCCAACAGCAGAAATTAAATCGGCAACTTCGTTGTAGACAGCCCATCCGGGTGTACCCAAAAAGTTCTTCACTGCTGTAGTCGGCCAAGATAACAAGCCGTTAATGTATATGTGATGGATGATGTCCTTGCCTTTAGCAAGCGCGCCCTTGGCAACAAAGTCGTTTGCCTCTTTTGTGCCACCCTTACGCAATGCCGCTAGATACGCCTTAGCCATCTTAGCGTTGAGATCAGTGCCGCCATAAGCATCAATTGTTTGCCTTGAAAGCTCTTCTACGTCAACACTTGGCCCAACAGGAATACGAAACGCCTGCAAGGCGCGAGCAATTTCTGTCTGAAATCCTTTGGCTTTTAGCTGGATTGCATTATGCAGTGCCATCTTCTTGCGAAACTCAAGAAGCGTAGCAGTACTGTTTTCACCATCAGTAATCTTCTGCGCAAGAACAGCAAGGTTTTTAGCTGATTTGGTAAGAAGTATGCGAACAGCGGTCATCTCTTCAGCGTTTAACGCAGTGCCAGATTTCTTCTTCAAAACCTCCCGGCTGAACTTCATATCATCAGCGAGCTTCTCTGCCGCATTTTGTAAAGTGTCAGCATTTGGAATGATGCCGCGTTTGGCCGCATCAATCGGGTCAGCCAGCATTTCGCTAGTGGCGTTGATCACCACCTGAATATCTTGATCGTCTTCAATGTTGTTGAAGTTAAAGTCGATACCCTTATCCGTATCGATAACTAGCTCGCGCTCTCTTGAGTACTGCAACAAATCAATTGCTTGACCTTCAGGCACAGCGCCTGTGCTGAAGTCGCGAGTAGCCTTCTGGCCTGTCTCGACAATCTGTTCAGCCTGCACTTCACCCCTAGTTGGAGTTGGGGCGCCTTCAGGCATCTCAAGATCAGTGGGATCAAAACCTTCTGGTGGCAACTCTGTCGCTGTTGTAGCCGAGCCGCCAGCATCTTCAAATCGCTTCTGACCCTCTTCCGACAAAACGTCCGGGGCAATCTCACGCTGTCTCTCGGTGTACTCCCCGGCCCGAGTCCCACGCTCCTCGATCCCCGTAGGAACTGCAAGCTGTTCTTCATCAGCCGTCCGAGTTGCTCGCGTAGGAACCTTAGATGCCTGCCTAATAAACTGATTAAATACGCTACCCGCACCAGCAACCATGACGCGCTCAGGCTTTGTCGGTGCAGTACTTGCCTGCTCTGATACGCCGCCACCTAGCGCGGCCTCACCTATTTGCTGATCGAGAATAGCCACTATCTAACCCTTCTTAACTGAACCCGTCACGTACAATTGCTCACTCGACTTGCGGTTCTTGTCCGCTGTTTCCTGAGCTTTCAGCATCCTGATTAGCGGATGATTCTTGTCTCCGCCCCGTTTCTTTACTGATTCCATTGCGGCCTGCAACGCTGTCTTCATAACTCACTCCACCTTCAATCCACTCCGCACCTTCACGGTCTGTGTTCTTGAACACTTTGTTTTCAAAGAATAATACATTTGTAGAGGATACGTCTGCTTCCTCAAACAAGTCCTGAGCAATATCCATAAACGTATCCATCGCTTGGTCTGGGTTTGGAACACCTCCCTCAAACTCTGGGATATACTGAATACGAATACCTACAGCACCAGAAACCTCTTCGCCTGTATCAACCTGCACATCAGGACGATCTTTATATCGAGCGTCAGTAATGATTGTGCCTCCGCCAATATCATACTTTTGACGCAAAGAGTCAACCATTGCGATAGCTTTATCAGCTTCCTGCCTAGATTTGAAGAATATCTCCAGCCCCGGCATCGCACCTTGCGTTTCTCTTGGTACAACTTTTGACACGTAAACTGCGTCCTGATCGTACTTACGTCCCAAATCAACCAAGTTATTTACAAAGTTGGTCTCATCAAAGTCTGATCGAGTTACGACTTCAGTATTAAGAGATCGCTCTGGAGTGCCACCAAACACGCCATAGCTATTGTTCGACTGCTGTGCCACAACAGATGGGTCATCCTTGAGTGGAGCCAAGACTTCTCCAGATAGCTCTGCTTGCTCGACGTTAGTCGGACGTTGATCGGGGCGCTCGCGAGATACGCCAACAACTCGACGATCAACAGGAGTCTGTAATTCTTCTAGTCGAGCCTGTGCAATCTCTTTCGCCTCTGGAGTAGATTTAGATGAGTTAATTGTTTTGCGCAATTCATCAATCTCTACGCGCTCTGGCGAGCCTGCTAGTCCAGCTTCATAGTCTAATGACCCGCCCTCGCCCGCTTTATTAGTCCATCCGTTCTTGGCCCACTTCTCTTTTTCTAAAAACCACAGAACAGCCTGCAAGTCATCTGGACCAAGATCACCTATGTCGCCGTCATAATCTTTTACAAACCCGCGAGAGTTGATGATGTCAGACGCATCTGTGATCACACGCTGACCAAACCCAAACTCAGACACATTGTCTTTACCTATAATCGGATTATCGATGGTGCTACCAGTGACGTGCTTGCCCATGACAGCTTTTTCTGCTGGAGGCGGGATGCGCGGAAGACCAGCCGCATCTCGCAAGTATCGAGCCGCCCATACATCAATCGTGGGTTGTGAGCCAAATCCAATTAAGTTGCCAGTAAAGTT